GTTAGCACGACCACCATTAGACATATCAAGTGTGAGGGCTGTTATAACAGAACTACCATCTAAACCTTGAAGTTTCATATCTCCATCACTTATTGCAGAATATATTAAAAAGTCATTGCTACTTTTGTATAAAGCTCCAAAGCGTGTACCGCCATCTTTAAGATTGATGGCTGAACCATCAGCATCAAGGTTAATATCTCCTGCAACGTCTAGTGTGAAGTCGCCAGAAGCATTAGCTATATTACCTGTGACCTGTATGCCTGTTGATGTTGTGGCTAGTTTCTTGGCGTTATCATAATATAAATCAACAGAGCCATTTTGGTTAAACACTCCCATGTTTTCAGAACCACCAGTAGCTTGTATCCTTACGCCATCGTTTCCTCTAATATTAAGTCGTCCAGTTCCTTCATCTTGAATATAACTATCAGACCCATTATGATAAATCTGGAGGTCAGACCCAGCACCGAACTTAGCTTTGACGTTATCATTATACAGGACATCGCCTGTCATAGTGCCACCAGCTTTTGGTAGCTTAGTGCCTAATGCTGTTGTAAGTGTAGAGTTATAGTTAGCGTCATCGTTGATAGCCGCAGCTAACTCATTCAAGTCATTGAGTGTGCTTGGTGCGCCACCAATAAGTGTTGTAATCTTATCTGTAACGTAAGCTGTTGTAGCTATTTTAGTACTATCATCAGACTCAGCTTGTGTAGTTGCTGTAGTAGTAGATGATAGAGAACCACTAAGTGAACCACTGATAGTACCTGTAGCTGTTATGTTACGGAAGCCTGTTATATCTTTGTTTGTATTAACTACTACAGCTTTAGATGCTGATACTGTACCTGCTGTAATACCATCAATGCTCTCTAAGTCATTCTCATTAATATCAGCACTACCTATTACAAAGCTACCACCAGTGATAGCACCTGTAGTTGTTATAGTAGATGAGCCATTGTCTATGTTACCAAAGCCTGACGTTATGCTACCACTATTCAATGCACCTGTAGAAGTGATGTTAGTTGTAGTGATACCATCTACATATGCTTTGATAGACTGCTGACTAGCAATGCCAGTAGCAGAGTCACTAGCAAGATTATCCTCATCAAGGAAGCTCTTACCATCTAAGATGTTTATTTCTTGTGCACTATCTGCTAAGTCTCTTGCCTTACTCATATTTTATATCCTTATTCTGGCTTTGTAGGCCATGTTACTGTATTCGGGAAACCTGCTTGTGCTGGTAAGTTAAGCAAGTCAGTTCGGTACTGTGTCCACTCTGCTTGTTTAGCATCTGTAAGTTCAGCCCAACGTAGAGGGTTAGTTACTATAGGGTCTACTTCTTCGACTAACTTCTGGTCACGTTGCGCCCTAAGACCTGCCGCTAAACCTGCATCTAGTTCTTCTTGAGTAGGTGCTACATAAGCCGCATAGTCTGAGCCAATAAGCCCAAGCAATACGCTGTTGTCTACAGTCATATCTGTATCATCAGGGTTTAAATGATAAGGTATCCAATCAAACTCTGGATGGTTAATCTCTACTTCAAATGCAGTATTCTCTGCGTTTAGTGATTGTGCGTTACGCACTTCTGTTATTGTTACTGTTGGCATTAACGCCTCCTATTATTATTATTAAGATATTCTGACCCAAAGTGTACCATAGTAGCCAGTTCCCCCATAACCCATACAACGCCAAGTTCCTGATTGCGCAGTAATAGTGTCGTATACAAAATTATAAACAGCATATGCTGTTTGTAGATTTGAACCTGCTATTGTTTCTCCAACAGTGTAATTACCACTACCAGCACCAGCACCAATAAGACCATAAGTACCAACAGCACCAAAAGCTGTACTGCCACCAACACCTGTTAGGTTAGAGCCATCGCCGTAATAAGTTGTAGCGTGTACATTTCTATATTTTGAGTTTGATTTACCTAAATCAATATTGCCGTTATTTGTGCCACCACTTACTGTACATGGATATATTTCATCGTTTGTAAAACGTATATTCGCATAAGCAGAAGAACTGTGGTTTCCTATTGTAAGGCCATCACCATAAGTACCAATACCACCTACAGTTGTGCTGTTTTTTTGGAACAATGCAATGTCGCCATCTGATGACTTGCGGTTTAAAACAAGAAGTCTATTACCATTAGCAACGAAAGACGCATCACCAGTTGCATTCATCCGAATACCGACAGTGGTGTTATCTAAAGCTGTCTTACCCACCAACAAGTTGCCTGACGAGTCGATGCGCATCTTTTCGCTTGAGCCGTTAGCATTTGTAAACGTAAATGAGCCTGTGCTTGATGTATTTCTAAACTCAATATTACCCCCAGAAGCAGGGGCAAAAGTAATAGGAACATTAGCATCTGAACCAGAGCCGACATGAAGAATAGACAAGGGATTGCTCGTCCCAATACCAACATTGCCTGATGAGTTTATTACTAATCTGTCAGTACCTGCTTCAACATCTCGAATAGTTAGACCACCATTTGTTACTCCAGTTATACCTTGATATATTTCAAAAGTGTCTGCATCCGTTGCTGTACCTGACAATCTTATTTTAGCATGACCTGCTGGGTCGTGTACGTGTAGCTCTGCTTGTGGAGAACTAGTCCCAATACCTACGTTGCCATCACCTAGTATCATCATTGCAACGTCAGACGTATTCTTGCGTACTTCAAATGCTCTATCGTTTGAAGTAGATGCCGCTGTAACAGCTAAAACCCCATAGCCACCAGTATTTGTATTTTCAAAACGACCAGCCCAATTATCATTACGAGAACCCTCTACTTCTAATAGAGCGGCTGGATTATTAACACCAATACCAACATTGCCTGACGATGTGAGGCGCATGGATTCTGATGAACCTAAAGTATTACCTCTACCAAATGCTAGATGACCACCTGCGTCATTATACATATGATAATAACCACCACCATCAGCAGGGGTTAAAATTACACCATAATCTGTACCATTACCATAACCGCCAACTTCTATGTTCCCATTGTTTCTTTTTAGTAGATTACCTGATGAGTCTATGGACAGTTTAACGTCTGTTCCAGCAGAGCCTTTAACAATATCCATGCCATAAGCATTTGTTCCAGATGTAGCATTTGAGCGAAGCCGCCATGTACCACCTGACGTTATATCTATTTCTGCTGGACTAGCGCCACCTGTAATATGTGACCTGATAGCGCCTTCAACGTCTAATGCTTTTGCTGGAGAACTCGTCCCAATACCTACACGGTTATTGGTAGCATCAACGTGCAACGTATTAGTATCAACAGTCAGACCCGTAGTTATCAACGCACCCGTCATAGTACCACCAGCTAGTGGTAGCTTAGTAGCAATACTATTAGTTATAGTAGTACTGAATGATGCATCATCACCTAGTGCTGCTGCCAACTCGTTTAAAGTATTCAGAGAAGCAGGTGAGCTATCTACTAAGTTTGCTACTGCCGTATCTGTATAAGCTTTAATAGACTGCTGTGTAGCTAGTGCTGTTGCACTGTTAGATGCCATGTTGTCTTCATCAAGTATATTTGTAATAGATACAGAACCTGTACCAGATAGGCTATCAAACTCAACTGATCCACCAACATCTAAGTTACCTGTCATAGTACCGCCAGATAAGTTTAGTTTTTCTGTGTCATTAGCTAAAGCAACCCAGTTACCTGCATGAGCAAAGTAACCCTTACCTGTTGAATGCACATGAGCAAACATACCATGATAAGTTGATGCACTTGGTAAGTCTGATAACTGAGAATATACGTTACCGAATAAAACTTTATTGCCGTTACCATCAATGTCACCTGTCATAGTGCCACCAGCTAGACCTAAGAACCTAGCATCTGCCGCAGTCTTACTATAGTGATCTGCAAGTTGGAATGTACCATAACCTACGATGTCAATAATATCACCAGCAGTAGCACCTGCACTTAGTACTACAGTAGAACCACTTGTAGCTGTTACGTCTGTACCGACTAAAAGTTTTACGCCATTAAGATATACATCTACGTAGCCTACATCATATGTTGCAGAGAATGTAGTCTGTCCTGATGTAGCGGTATATGTGTTACGACCAGATGTACCATTAACTGATGAACCTGCCGCTTGCCAACCACCTGATCCACTACGAACAAACATAATGTTACTTGTAGTGTTAAAATACAATGCACCTGCTATTAAAGCGTCACCATCATTGTCTACTGAAGGAGCAGATGATTTAGCACCTAAGTATCTGTCGTCAAAGTCATCATAAGAATTAGCGGCATTAGTAGCACTGGTAGCCGCAGCTGTTGCTGAGTTAGCTGAGTTTGTAGCTGATGTTGCTGCATTAGTAGCTGAAGTAGCCGCTTGAGTAGCACTAGCCGCCGCCGCTGTATTAGAACCTGCGATACTATCAACATAAGTTTTTGTAGCCGCATCGGTATTAGCAGTAGGAGTACCTAATCCAGTAATCTTATTGCCACCCATAGCTATAGCAGATGCCATAGTACCACCTGATTTTAGTAAGGCAGTTGTGTCAACGTAGTTCTTAGTAGCACCATCTTGATTAGCAGTAGGATCACCTAGTCCAGTTATCTTACTTGTACCCATAGCTATAGCACCAGACATAGTGCCACCTGATAAGTTTAACTTAGTAGCATCTTGTGCATCTACATAACCTTTACGAGATAGCTCATCATTTGTTGCAGGGTTAGCTGTAGATGTTACAGCATTAGTACCCATTACAATGTCACCAGTTAGTGTTCCACCAGCTAGAGGTAACTTAGTAGCTATAGAATTAGTAATAGTAGTTGAGAAATTTGCATCGTCATTGATTGCCGCAGCTAACTCGTTAAGAGTGTTTAGGGCATCAGGGGATGAGTCAACTAAAGCAGATACCTCAGTGTCTACATATCCCTTAGTAGCGGCATCTGTTGAAGCACTTGGAGCACCTAAACCTGTTACTTTACTACCGCCCATAGCAATAGCACCTGACATAGTTCCACCAGACAGGTTAAGCTTTAGTGCATCTGCAGTATCTACATAGTTCTTTGTAGCCGCATCTTGAGCGCTGGTTGGATCAGTAACATTAGCAATAGTTGTACCTGTAACATCTAGTGTACCGTTTACAGTTACATTGTTAAATGTAGATAAACCTGACCCTGCAGTTACATTACCTGTCACATTGCCTGTAAGATTACCAGTAACGTTACCTGTGATATTACCTGTTACGTTACCTGTAAGTGGGCCTACAAGACTTGAACCTGTAATTGTTGTACCTGTGATTGCGGCTGTAGAAGAAGCACCAATAATAGTACCATCAATATTACCACCGTTTATATCTACAGTAGCTAACGTAGCCTGACCAGATGTAGAGACTGTAGTAAAGCTACCAGCAACGGCTGTTGATGCACCTATAACTGTATTGTCTATATTACCTGCATTAATGTCTACAGTAGTTAATGTTGATGTTCCTGTAGATGTTAGGTCTGTTACAGTAGCTGGTGCGGCAGATGAAGCACCAATAGTTGTGCCATCAATAGCACCTGCATTAATATCTACAGTAGCAAGAGTAGAAGTACCTGTAGCACTTAGTGTAGTAAATGAACCAGCACCTGCTGTTGTACCACCTATGGTTACGTTATCTATAGCACCAGAGTTAATATCTACAGAAGTAATAACACCTGTAGTAATATTAGCTGTGCTTAGAGTAGTTGTTCCAGTAACACCTAATGTACTTCCTATAGTAAACGTACCTGCAACTGCACCATTAATATCTACATCTAGTGTATCTATGTGTGCTGTACCATCTAAGTATAAATCTTTAAACTCTAAACCAGATGTACCTAAGTCTATATCATTAGTTATTACAGGTATAATAGCCCCATCAGAGAAGCGTATTTGTTCTACTGCGGCTGAAGATACCTCTACAAAGACACCTACTTGATTAGTAGCAGTGTTTATGACAACTTTGTTTAGTGCGTCAACATCACCAATAAGAGGAATGTAACCACCTTCTCCTATTGATCCATCGTGTTTGTGTCCACTTGACACTGCAAATGCATCACGGAGCTTGTTGTACTCGGCGTTAATAGGTGCTGCACGAAGTGTAGCTGTTGGTATTATGTCTGCTGAAGACTGTCTTACGTAACCTGCCAAAGTATTATCTCCTGTCGGCTGTCTCATACGTCAAGGCTACTGCCTGTATAGTATGACTTGCATTTGTATTATTCGTAACGTAACTTATTGAAACAGAGTTACCTGATCCAGATATATTTGTAAGTGTTTTAGGTGAGGGATTACCATCATATATACCACCTGCTCCATATATAGCTGTACCATAAATTGAAGCTGCACCCTCTGTAGTAAACTCATAGTTAGTAGGGTTGCTTGTCCCTGTGTCATCGTAATCATAAGAGACACCAACAAAAACTTCTGTATCACCCTCTGATTTTAAGTAAGTGTTTACTTTATGTATTACCTTACGTATTTCTGGATCTTCCATATAGTAGTAGGGTGTTTGATATAAACTAAAGATAGAGTTACCACCAAAGCTATTACCTTTTTCTTGTCTATGTACTCTACCAGAACCATCTCCATGTATTACATGTTCAAATTGTCCTATGTATCCACTAGCTACACAATTTGCTTCCATACCAGTAAGCTGACTATACTCAAAAATACTCTGCTTATTCTGACTCTTACGTATACCACCTATTAAAGATAGAGAAGCATCGTTTTTAAAGAAGAATCTAAACTGTGACTTCTTCCTAAGTACTACAATAGCTACATCTTCTATTTGTTCTGATAGATAATAGTTATCAAATATAGACTGTATTTCTTTAGAAACTGTAGCGAGTTCAACATCACCAATTTTATCAGTACCAGAAACAGGACGTATACCATCAGGCCCTAAGAAAAGTAAGTCACCACCAAATTCTACCACAGAATCAGGAGCAAGGCAACCCATATTTGAAGTAACATTTTCTAATACAAAGTTAGCCGCATTATTACCTGTTAATCTTTTTATATTATTAGCACCAAAAATATATAATTGATTACGAAACTTTTTAATTGCTGTTATAGTGTAACCTACATTAATAACACCAGCACCATTAGCAGGACTAAAATCTGTAGCGTTTAAAGGCGCACTAAAAAATAAGTTAAACGGTTCAGATGAATCACCACATAAGAATGCATGAGAGGCAAACTCTTCTGAATACTTAGGATTATTAGGTGCTTGAGTGTGAGTTATCTGTACGTAATTAGTTCCGTCATAAGTTGCGGCTGGATTTACCCCATCAGTAAGAAGTATTACTTCGCCTGACCAATTATAACTAGTAAATCTAATTCTAGATACGTTAGTCATATTAGGATTACCAGCTTCAGGTATAACTACCCAAGAGTCACTAGAGTCTTGCCATCTATATAAGTAATCATGACCAGATGTAGGTTTTCTACATGCAAATATACCATCGTGTAAGTTGCCGTTTACTGTTAGTCCTAATACAGGGCCTGTTCCGGGAACAGTACCATAGTCATTAGAGTAACCACTGATACGACGATACCCACCCGATAAAGCAGGTTCATAGTTAATCATACGTATAGCACTACCAGATAATCCAGAGGCTTGAGTTAAGGGATCTACGTTAGTGATTAACCCTCCAGCACAAACTGACAGGTATGTACTTAATCTATCTGCCATTTAGCCAAAACTCTTAGTTATTACATTAGAACCTTTTGGTATTACAGTAGATAAAAGAGAGTCTTTACTATCTACAACAAGTCTTCTCATAGACTTAATACCTACTTTAAACTTGTCCTTGTGTAATTGTGCTGATTGTTCATTAGATCTAAAGTGCATTAAGTACATCATAGCACCATCAATAATAACATGTTTAAATCTATCAGGTATAATACACACATCAGTACTTAAAGATAAATCGTTTGGAAACTTCCAGTATTTATATTCAATAACGTAAGCTATATCAGGTACTGGAGTAACACCAAACTTTTCTTCTTGTGTCTTATAAACATTTAAAGGTTTTGTATAACCATCTGTACCAGAAGTATCATCATCAGCTCTACGAGTTGATAAGTACTGTTCATATGATAATGGTTTTAAAACACCTGGATCTGTTGTATTAGTATTTTTTAAATAAAAAGATTCCCAATCAGCTTTTGAATAGTCTGAAGGGAAATCGTAAGTCTTCGTACCTACTGATAGTGTTTGTTCATAGGTTACTAACGTGAAGGGCCACTCTTGAGCCTCTTGTAGTATTTCACGTATAGAAGAATTAATAGAATCTTTAGCCAGTGATTGTACGTTTTTAGTTGTAGCAAAATCTGCCTCACCAATTTCAACCTCGTTAAGACGACGAAGTAATTCATTCACTAGGTTTATATAAGTCGCCATGTCATTTCCTACGAGATTTTAAATGTATATAAAGGGGCTAACACTAAGCCAGCCCCCTTAAAGTATTTTATTATGCTAAGTTATATTTAGCTGTGACCAACGCTTCTGGACGTAAGATCTTGCGTCCGTAAAGATGCATACCACGGCAGATATCAGCGAATGAATCTGGATCACGGTATGTTTCTGTTTTGTTGATTTGCTCTGCAGTTGCTACAGCTGAGTCATGACCAGCTACGATAACACCGTAGTTAGCATTTTGGTTAGCTGTGTTTGTAGTTCCTGCACCAGTACCTACTGAAGGTAAGTTACTTGAAGTATATACACGGAAGCCGTGGAAGTTGTTCAAGACTAGACCGTTACGTAATCCACCTGACTCACCGAAGTCTGCGTTAAACAAACGTGAATCTTCATCACGAAGGACTTCCATCATGATAGGATCAAGTACTAGCCATCTACCTGCAGTGTCTACTTGGTTCTGATCTAACAAACGACCCATACGTGAAATCAACATTGCTGGTGATACGTATGCTGTTGGTAGAGCAGTTGCTCCTGGTAAACGTGCTGCAACTGGGATTGAGTGATCACCTGCTGAAGTTGTAGTAATGTTTCCGAAGTCACCTTTTTTCAGCTTGTTAGCTGCAAGTAATTCGTCTGAACCAGCAGCTGTATTAGCTTTAGTTCCATTTACTGCATCGTTGACTGCAGCTGCATTAGCATGTAGAGCAGACTGTTTATAACCACTTAAGTAACCCAATACTTCTTGGTCATGCTGATCAGCCAAGCGGAAAGCCGCACGATTGGTAGCCATGTCCATGAAATTAACATGAGAGTGTGCTTCTTCGATGTCGTCGATTTTAAATGCAAAGTAGTTTGCTTTATCTACAACAAGTGAAAAATCAGCATCAGCTAAATCTTGTGCAGCAATAGTTGTGCCACGCTTGTATGCTGATACGCTTACTTCAGGTTCTTTGATAATTTTTACAGTGTCACCTTGCGATGCAATTTCACCGAAATAATCAGAGTTAGTTATGTCGCCACAAACTGTGGACTTGCGGAATGCAAGTTGTACTTTTTTAGAATAAATTACGGAACTAAAGTTACCATTCGGTAAGTTTGTATATCCGCTTGCGGATGCAAATGCCATTATAATTCTCCTTGAATGTTTGGCTTATGATAAAGAGGTAAGTACGAGTTAAAGGTACATACCTCAACTCAGAGAAACTAAACGTGAAGCAAAGAGGCTGATACTTTTCTAGGGTGCGTTATGATAACAGTCGGCCAACCATTATCTAAACGGGCCTGTACTTAATCAGGTAGTTCTTATTTGTAGTTTAAGTTTTATTGGTTGTAGGCAAGAGAGGTAGTCCACAAGGGAGGCTCTTGTTCCTGCCGATAGTTATACTTCAGATAAACATAATGTCAACACTTAACGTGCATTTCCTGAAATATCGTAGACAAATTTACCATTGCGCATAGCTTTGTTAATATTGTCTTGGTTTTCTTCAAATTCTTTACTAGACATTCTTGCTACATCAGACTCACGGATTTGTCCACCAGCCTCATCAGCGTCTACTTTAGTCTTTGAAGTTCTACTAACCATAGAAGCTGCTGCTTTTTTACTAGCTTTCTTAGCTTCTTTAGTTAATCCTTTGTCAACCTTATACAGGTCGATAACTCTAATTACAGAACGTGGATCATCTGCATTCTCATAGACAGCATCTTGTACCCACTTAGGTTGTTCTTCTGCCCAGTCATGAAAACTATCTGACTCACGTATTGTAATAAAATCTGAATGAGACTCTAAGATAGTAGCCTCTGCTGACTTACGCATAGTCTCATCATTCATTTTGTCTAACTGTTGTAGTCTTGCTTCAGCTTTACTAAATAGTTGTTGAGCTTTCTTAGCAGCTATAGTCTCTACTATTCCAGCAATATCAGGATGTTCGGATGCCCATGCATCTATATCTTCATCAGACTTAGGTGGGATAATATTCTCACCCTTCATACGAGCCTCTAAGTCTTCAAACTTTTCTTGCCAGTCTTTTTCTTTTTCAGACATATGACGACGAAGATCACCATATCTTTTCTTGAAGGATTTTTCTTCTCGACTTAACCCCTCATCAGACTCCGATGCTTCGGCTTCCTCTTTGGCTTCTTCTTGTTTGGAACTACTTGCATCCGATACTTCGGTTGCCTCAGATCCTTCGCCATCGGATTCTTCTTCAATAGTTTCACCACGAGCCTCTGCTTCTAAACGTTTTATCTCTTTTTCTTCAGCTTCCATAGCTGCACGTTTTTTATTATTATTATAACCCCTATCTACAAATCCTGCAGTCTTCGGGGTTTCCATTGTACTTAGTTCTGGCATATCCATTATCCTTATGTTGGGGTCAGCATTATTGCTGAGTAGCCTTATTATTGTTTGGATACCTTATAGGTATTTATTTTTTACTTGGTTTCTTCATTAGTCCACCTTTAGCTCTACCACCTCGTGCCAGTCCTCTAGAATCAAACTGACCTGATTTTGTTCTTGCTTCAATGGTTCTTTGTGACTTTGCCCTATCTGCCATTTTTTCTGATCTTGACTTTTGGCTTTGAGTTCTTGAAAGTGCTTGACCTGTTGTAGTCTGACCACGGTCTCTAGCTCTTCTAATTTCAGCTTCAGTAGCAACATTACCAGCATCTTTTTGAGCTTTCAATTTAGCTAATGTTGCAGATTCTTTTCTTCTAGCTTCAGCTGCTACAGCTTGACGTTTTGCTTCTGCATCAGTAGTAATTTTTAGTCTTCTTTCTTTTGTGGCAGCTTTAGCTTGAAGCTCTTTGTTGTTTGCATCTATTGCAGCTTTAAGCTCATCTTTTTTCCACTGTGGCATATTCTGTAAGTCAGCAACACTATGGAAACCATTACCTCTAGTACCTTTAACATCGTCAAGAAAACCTTTACCCATAATTTGATTTACTAATGTTATAGTATAACCTTCACCATTTTGGGTATCAGCAAAAGCTCTTTGTTCTTTAGTCATACTAGCTTTATAAGACTCTCCAGCCTTGACTGCAGATTCAGCTCGAACGGAATCACCAATTAAATTTGCTATATTTTCCATAGCTTTAATCTTATTGATTGTTGCTTTTCTTTCCATCTTTTGACCAATAACCATAGCTGGCCCCCACCCTGGAATAGCAACACCTAAACCTTTAGCTATACCACTTATTTTTTCTTGAGGTTTAGATAACTCTTTCATATAAGCATCAAAGTCTTCTGGGTTAGACCAATCAAGTTGTTCAGTAGCTTGTACCCTCCAACCTTTTTCAACGTAAGGTGTAGACATTTCAGTCCCACCTATACCATCCATATTATCTCTATCTCTAGTAGGTTCTAATTCAGGTACACAACTATCTGATTCTTCATCATATACTGTACCTGGTGCACATACTGGAGTTGTAGGAGCTACAGGAGCTACAGGAGTTTCTTGTTCTTCAGGCGATTTAGGGACTCCTGGGCCTTGGTAAAAGTAAGATCCACCTGGGATACCATACATAGAAGATAAAGATGTAGGTGAAACAGCATAAGATTTTGTTTGTTCCGAGTTTAAGCTTAATGGTTTAACTTGATCTGGTCTTACAGTAGTACCTAAGCCTGTCATTGATAATGGATCTAGATAAGTACCTTCAGAAGCTTTAATAGGTTGTTGATTAGTTACTGGATTAGTTGTTTGAGCTGGAGCATTCTGTGATTGCATCTGTGCAGGTTCATTAGTAGCTGGGGTACGATTAATAGTAATACCACGTTTAGCTAACTCATCCATAATTCCAGGATTATTCTTAGTCATTTGCATAAACTGACCAATAACTTGATCTATACGAGTTGGATCATTATAAGGAGATTGCGCCATACCACCAGTAGCAAAACCTACAGTCAACCCACCTTCGTTTAGTTTTTGATTTACTAAAGGATCATTCATTGCAGTATAGACCATCTTATCCATAAGACCGCCATTAGCTACACCTGTTCTCATCATCTCTTCGAGACCAGCTAAATCACCTTCAGTCATACCTTGAGAAGGTTCAACAGGTTCGCCACCTATTCTACCATCCTCTTCCATGTTTTGCAAGCCCATCTTAGCTTCATTACGCATATCCTCAAACACACGAACACCAAAGTATCTTACCACATCGGCAGGTACTACGTACTCACCTTCAGACAACTGAGCCGGTATGTCATCACGGACTTCACTGGCAAGAGATCCTGAAGGTATTTCATTACCTGATACAGGATCACGATCCATTCCGTCATCTGCAATACCACCTTCTTCAAACATACTCATTTGTCTATTCATTATCATTTACCTTTTTTTATAAGAAGGATTGTATTCATCCTTCATTTCTTTTTTTGCTTCTAATTTTGTCCACTGATCTCCGTACTGTGAGTCTTGGGTTTTTTCAGGGGGTAAAATTTTTCTTTGTTTAGCAGTTAAGTTCATTCTATCTGTAACATTACGTGCTTCTACTTCGCCTGAACTAAGTTCATAAATAATATATTCTTTTTCCTCTAAAGTCTTGAACCCTAAAGGATCAAAGTATTTCTTAGGTTCTATAGGCTCTATAGGTTTTTTAGTTACAAGGCGTTTTAAGGTAGGTAGATCGTTATACTTATCTAAATCTCTTTTATATTGTTTTGAAGCTTTTCTGTAGTCTCTCCAAACTTGTTTACCTTTATCAGAATTAGAAGCTACTCTAACCATTACACTCACAGCATCAGTTTCAGGGGAAGTGCCAAGATCAAAATTTTCTGCTCGTTGTATCATATGTTGCATTTCATGAAGTATTGTTGACTTCCAAGCATCTTCACTTAACTCAGGATTCATAGAAATATAACCAAATTTTGGTTCAAAGTAAGCTAGTACTCCTTCATACTTTGAATTATTAAAGAATTTTTTATCTACTATAACGGGTACGTTTCTTAAATTTGGATACTGTTCAAATAAAATTGGGTGTTCTACAATTTCATCTAGACTAGTCCAAGTTTTTTCTATCTTATATCCAGGATTAGCATCTTCAAATGAAAGTTTTTCTTCGGGAGATAAATTGTAATACCTTGATTTTTCTGCTATAAAATCATCTATATCATAGCTAGGGTCTTCTCCTACAACAGTTAGGTTTTTACTTTTTATATTAAGTTTTGAATCATCTATTTCAAACCTTAACATACCATCCCTACCTCTAAAATACTCACCATTATCTAAAGACTTTAAAGTCTTTTTAAAATATTTTGGATGTTCTATCATTAAAGATATTGCATTTGATTGGGCTGTTTGTGCTGTATCATTGTAAAATGTATACTCTGGACTCTTTAAAGCTATCTCAGGTATTTCTGGGCTTTTAGGATCTAACTTCTTAATCTTTTGTAACATATCAAAATCTAAATCAACTTCATCAGATAATACTTTTTGTTTAAAAACTTCAAACTCAGAGTTAAAAGAATTTGTAATCCTGTCTACATCAGGTGCATTTTTTGCATTAAGCCCACCAAAAATTCTTAATGAACCTTCAGGTACTTTAACTAAAGATGAACCTACACCCATACCAGCAGTAGCATCAAAGACATCAGCTAAATTTATATCATCACCAGATACTTTACCTATTGAAGCCCCTGATATTTTAGATACTGTATCGTAAACTCCTTCAGCAACTGACTTACCTACACCATAAATTTGCCGTATACTAGGTAACTCAGCACCTTCTTCCCACCATTCTTTAGCCGCTTCAACTACAGGTTCAAGATTTTCTTTCCAACGTTCAGCACCTGTTCTATTATCTTCAGGTTTAGATGTACCAAATATAGTGTAGGTTTTACCTAGCCTATCTATGAACATGTGTCCACCATCAGACTCACCTAAATACTTATCATCATCTCTTGCATCTAATAAACTCAGTGGTCTACTATCAAGATCGCTAACTGTAATTGGAGCTACTAGTTCTTCTTGAACTTCTGTTTTATTCTTGTTAAGACCGAAAGCACTTTCTGTTTGATCTTTGAGACTAGCTGCCCCACCTTTGAAATAACCATATGCTTCTCCTGTTTCTTTTCTAGTTTTTGATCTGTCTATAGCATAATCTATTGCATCTTTTTTAGATTTAAATTTAGGTAGTTTTTCTCCTGTAAGGTAATCTATAGGTCCATACTCTATAACATATTCCCTTAATTGATCTTCAGTATATTGATCACCACTTTCAGATACAGTTGGCATAGTATACCAATCCCCATCAACCTCAAATGTTGTAGATCTTTCAGAATAGTCTTCACCTGTCTTTGGATCATTCCAAATAATTCTACCAGATACTGTTTTATTTCCAGTATTATATGGAGTCTGAGTAAGAGTTTTATCCCCCATTGACCTGATCTCTTAACTGTTTTATTTTACGTAAAGCAAATGCTTGTCCTTGTAATCTAAATAGTTCTTCTGCTCTACTAGACTGTTCCATTACTCTATGAACCTCTGAGATTCTTCTGTCTATTTCTTCTAGAAAAGAATCCCATAAAGCTTTATCATTTACAAAAGGTTTTAAATTATTCATGCAGCACCTTGTCCAGTATTAGCTGAAAAGCCAGGTTCTCCTGGAGTAGGCACTGAGCCTGTCCCTATAGTACCACCACCAGCTCCTGTAGGATCTCCTGCCTGTGCACCAGCTGGTCCACCTTGAGGCTGTCCTGGGGCTTCTGGTTGAGGCTCAGGAGGATTAGCTTCCTGCCACTTCTTAAGCATCTCTGCTTGTATTGTAGCATCTGACATTGAATTAACTAATTTATCAGGGTCAAGTTCCATAGACTTAGCTATTTCACGAATGATGTAGTCCATCTTAGCAAATGGTGCTAGTACTGGATTCTGTACAACTTGTAAGAATTGCATTAGTCGTTGGCTACGTACTTCATTAGCCATTAAGCTTTCTGTACCACGAGCCTTAACATCAAGATCACCTTTGATCTCTTCATCATAATCAAACTGCATGTTGAAGTTAAAGAATGCTTTAGCCATAGGACCAAGTAAATAATCATCTACATTCTTGACTACATTACGTATACTTCCGTTAGCCGCAGACATAAGCATTGAGATGCCAGAAGCTGTACGGCCTACACCTGACACACCTGTTTGACCATGTGCGAAAGAAGGAAAGCCTGTTGATTCATCTGATAGTACACGAGCTTTATCAAACATCTGCATGTTTTCATTAGAAACATTTGGAAACTTAGTTCCAAAGATTGCTTGTCCAGGTGCTCCACCTTGTCGTCTAAAGACTTTTCCAGGGTATACAGATAGATCTTGACCTGGGGTTAAGTTAGTTTCATCAACCTCTATAATCATATTACCAGATAAAGCAGCATTGTCAACAGCCATTCTCATGAAACCATTCATAAGAGTTTGAGTATCATCCATGTTTTCAGCAATACCTATACCAAATAAGCTATAAGGACTTACTTCATAAGGTACAGCATAGTATGGTATTAGTGTAGGTGTAAATGGATTCATTACTAAACGTAATACTTGACCATTACAAATCCAGATGTTTACTGAGACTTGATCTAAATCTTTAAGATCACTTGGTATATCTACATCATGTCCTTCAAGAACTTCTGTATCTACATTACCCCAAAACTCTAGAACTTCATAACGTTCTGCTTTAGCCTCATTAGAGTCATCTTCCATAGCTTGTTCCCACCACTCTTTAGTGTAGGACTCACCCATGTTTACTGCTGTATCTATAGCATTTTTACGGAAGAAAGGTCTACGTTTAAGCGCACGTATTTGAGTACGTGACATCTTATGACGTTCTATTATATACTCTGCTTCATCCATGTTAGCTGCATCTGGATCAGGATAAAAGTTCCATATAGATACAGATGAGGTTTGAGGTACTGTTTTAATTAGAGGTGTATATTCACCTTCTTCGTATTTAGGATATTCTTTATCTACAGCAAAGGGCCCTTTCATTACTCCTGTACCAAATAAGGCACACTCAAAGGCAGCAACTCTTAGTTGTTTGTTTGCATTAGACTCTTCTAATTGATCATGGATTTTCTTTTCCATTTTCTTTGCAGAAACCATAGCAGGGTGTATAGTAATTTCAGTAGCAGTTCTACCATTACCTTCTTCAAGAATATCAACTACAGGTGCTAACTTATTTTTAGAACCTGCTAGACGTTCCTGCAGATCTATTACAGTTTCACCTGGACGTAACTGCATTTCTTCTGGGCCAAACTCTTCTTTGGCTTTACGCATATCATCATTAGACTCAAAGAATACTGAGTCTGCTACACCTTCAGGTAGTGTAGTAGGGTCAACTGTAATAGGGAACTTACTGTTACCAAAGAGTACATCTACTATTTGACCATAAGCAGCTAGTACTTTAGTCTTAGTAACTTTAACAAACACCCTAGACTTTTCTGTAGAAGTAAACTGGACATCTGGTCCATATAAACCACGATAGTTACGGTAGGCTTGTACCCAACGTTTTTCTTCGTTCTCACGAGCAGTGGAAGCTTTAGTATAATGATCTTGTACTAAACCAACTACAGTTCCTGAAAGTGGATCAGAATAATTATCTTCATCCATGTCTTCTATAGCATTAGCCTCTACTGAGTCCATTGCCATTTCATTTTCAAAGATTTCATCTTCTTCCATTGCTTTTCCTTAATAACCGAAAGTTGGGTCGCTGGCTTGAAAACCTGAGTTAGATGTAGGATCATAATCAAATAAACTACTTCTAGGTCTTGTCATTATTCCGTACCTTAATGCATCGTACAGGTGATCTTCAGCATGTGTATCTACATCTTCTGGATTCTTTTTATCTAAAGGTATAGAAGGTAATTGAGATATAGTATGAGAGCATGTATTAAAAAATACTAGTCTAGGTTCTTCTGTAAACTCATCAACTTGTAGTCTTCTGTGTAATTCGTTCTTACCTGCTACACGAGATCCTCTTGATCTATCTGCTGGTCTCCACCTACACCCACGCATTATCATCTGTTCTGCTAGAGATGGTCCAGTATCACCACGTTTATGCCACAAAGAACTATCAAGCACACCATAACGTATTTTTTCAAACTGTTCAACATCTAATATCATATCTGCTAAATCAGTAGCAATAACTTTAGATACATACATCTCTCGATAAACAATCAGTTGTTCATCAGGTGATACTGCTATCCAAACAACTCCAGTATACGAACCATAACCATAGTCACATGCTCTAAACTTAGGCCAGTTATCGGGAATATCAAATGGTTCAATTACATGTATTTGTCTGTTGAACTCTGGGAAGGCTGCACCTTCATTAATATCCCAATCACCTTCAAGTAACTGCCTTCGCTGATGCTCAGGTAACGACAGTAGATTTGCCTCGTACATACCATCATCAGCTAAGTAAGGATTATCAAACAAAGTAGCAGGTATAAACCTACGTTTGAATAATGGTTCACCTTCTTTGCTATGACCTTTAGGCCACTCAATAACATCACCTGTTTCAGGATCTGTAGCCCAGAAAGCCTTATTAGGTACTTCAGGGTCGATGAAAGTCTTCTTTACCCATTGATGACCTGGGCCACCTGGGTTGGATGTTGCTCTCATGTGGAGAGGTAGACCCGATTGTTTAGTTGTACGTAGCCTTGAACGCATATAGTTCCAAGGATACGGTGTAGGCCACTGTGTCATCTCGTCAAAGCCAATCCAATTAAAGGCCTGACCTTGATATCTCATTACATCATCATCTCTATCTAGATATGACATCCATAATGTCGCACCTGATGGTGCAATCCAAGTTTTATCTCTTTCCATAAACTTAATCCCAGGTATTGCTTTGGGATATAGTTGTTTAGATACAGATATAAGCTCTCTTAACTCCTCTGTACTTCTACGTACTAGCAACATAGTTGCATGAGGGTTGTTTAGAAAGCGTACAGGGTCAGCAATCATAGCATATGACTTGCCACCCCCAGCAGAACCACCATAAAGTACCTCTTGTTCTGTAGATGCTAGGAAATCTGTCTGTGGACCTTCGTTAGGTTCAAAGATTATGTTCCTTGTAGCTTTCTCTACGTCAATCGGTGGTGATTTCACCTGCGCTGGTGCTAGTTCCTTTTGGGACTCTTGCACCGATACGTTGTCTTTCGAGCTTTTCCGCTTTTTCTGCGGCTTTTTTGTACTTTTCTGCATAGAAGCGTTGGATTGAAGCTTCTTTCTTACGTTTTTGTTCAAGTTTAACCCTCTGCATAAGACCCACATGAGAGATATAACGTTCTGAAGTAGCACTTAGCCAATTAGAAACTTCACGTAGGCTATATTGCTTAAGATACTTCTTAGCTTGTTCGAATAATTCTAACTCTTCTGGGATTGGTAACAGTATATCAGAGTCATTGGGGTCTTGTCTATAGCCAAATGGTATAACTCTACCTACTCTTACTACTGGTAGCCAATCAAACTCACCTTCAGCTTTTTCTGGCTTAGGTAACTGCCAAGTTTTATTAGTCTTCATCTGATTTAGGAGGTAATATAAACAAAGGACTCTCTGCTTTAACCTCAACCTTATCTGTTTTTACAAAGCCAGCTCGATCTAGTAGATCTTTTGCAGCTGCCATCTTTTCTTTATTACCCAAGTCAGTTGGGTTTTCCATTACGTCTAGCATAGAGTATGCAGCTTGAGGACCACGAGTAGCTATAAGACTCTTAGTCCTCTCTGCAATCTCTGCTTCTAGAGTTTTCATTATACTAGCTGAAGATGTACCTTCGGCATACCCTGCAAGTTTAATTGCTTGCATGGTATTACCTCTGGCATCCCCAAATAATGCTTCAAGAAACATTTCTTGTTTTTCTGTAAGGTTACGAGCCATTTATTCTCCGTTTGATATCGTATCTTGATACACCGATATCTTTTAATTCTCTATCAGTTAAGTGTGTAAGTAACCACAAATCTGCTCTAGCCTGTTGTGATTTTTGTATTGAATCGTGTAAGGCTCTAAGCCAAATTGAAAATGTTTTAAACATATAAGTTCTCCAGTGTGATACTACAAGACATTTGTAGTTTACTGAAGACTAGTTTTACACAAACAGTTATATCATACTATAGATAATAATGCAACCCCGTTATGCTTTAACGTGTCGGATTATAAAATTCTCTACAAGATATTAGTACTTCCATAGTATTAGTTGTCTCACCATATGCAACAATCTTATCCCCTGCATGAAGATGTAATACCCCAGCACCAAATATGTTTTCTGCTGAGTTACCTGCTATAGTATGATTCTTAAGCACATAATGATAAGTAGTATCATCTTTATGGTAGAACTGTAGATAAACTTTCTTAGAAGAGTTATTGTTATTAGCTACGTGTAATAAGTCCACTGTTGCATCATGAAATGGTGGACAAGTATACACAAGAGTAGCGTTAGCACCTGTAGTAGTAGATGCTACTGTTACTGCTTCTGTAGCTGTAGAGTAGGCTGTTTCAACCATTTAATCTTTACTTCCTACAGTCTTTGTTGTCCAAGCTTCATTCTCAGGAGTTGTTGGATCATCCTTTACAAAATGCCCCGACTTAGTTCGAGCACGTACTTTTTTAGTTACGACAGAAGATAATATCTCTTGTACTCTGGAATCAGTACACCAATAAGAACCATAAGGATCTAAAGCAGCTAGTACATCACCCATTTTAGTAGTGACGTTTTCAGAAGTTACTAAGTAACCACACTCTTCTAACGGTTCTTTATAATCCTCAAAGTTCATTATCTATTTACCCTTTATAAGATGCACCGCATTTAGCCATGCCACCTTTGTTATAACCCATTTTCTTAGCTACTTTAGGTGCAGCTTTCTTTAAGGCTTTCATACCTTTATTAGGTTTAGCCATACCACCGTGCATATACCCAGACTTTTTCTTCATGTCTGAATCCTTCATCATTGTGCCATCAGGCATTTTGTGATAACCTTTTTTCATAGTAAGTCCGCCTTTCGAAGCTCTAAATTTTTTAGTTTTTTCTGCAATTTTCTTTGGTTGTTTTACAAATTGTTTTCCTGCTGCTGTGCCTTTACGTTTAGCTGCACTAGTAGCTGCATATTCTGCTGGGGTTAAAGCTTCTCTTGCTTTTTTAGGGAGATAACGTTCTCCTGTTTTAGCACTAGGCTTACCGCTTTTAGTTCCCCACTTTTCTTTAGTCCACTTCTTAAGTGACTTCTGAGAAGCTTTCATGTCTTTCTATAACCTCCACCAGCTTTTTTATACTGTAGGGCTAGCATCTGTGCTTTACGTGCAGACCACTGACCTGCTTTACCACCCTTAGTACCTGCTTTAATTTTACTAAATAATCTCTTACGTAATGCAGGTTTTGTATAATTACCTGCTTCGTTTACTCTAGATTTTGATTTAGGTTTAGCCATTACCATTTAACCTTATCTGCCCAATAGGCTGCTGACATCTTGCCCTTCTTAATATTCTTGGCATGTCTAGACTTAAATGATTTTCTTTTCTTCTTCATCCTATCAGATTCACCAGACTTAGGTTTACCTGCTGTAGATGCACCTTGTTCTCCAAAACGAATAAGTTTATATTTTCCACCCTCTGATGCCATAACGACATGAGACTTAGTAGCATGGTCAGGAGTACGCTTAGGTTTATTTACGCCTTTAAGATTAAGACGTTTCATAGTTGCTTTGACTCGATCAGGGACTGCCATTATATCATACTCAATGCTTGTTCTAGTGTTTCTTTGTTTCGTCTAGTCCAACCACGACCAAATGTCTTAAAGGTATCTAAGCCTTCATAGAAGCCTTGACGAACAGTATATACGTAGTCCACAATAAACTTAGGGTCTTTCTCCATGATAAGACCTAGTGTCTGTGGCCCGATTGCTCCATCAGCTGTAGCTCCTACTGCACGTTGGATAGCTTTAGCTGGACGACCAGAACCTGAGTTCACGGCCCAGTCAAACGCACACCAGTCTACACCAGATGGTAGATGATCACCTTTAACTCTGTCCCAGTAATTCTTTTTGTATATTGGCCCGACATCTGCTGGAGTTAGATCTCTCATCTCCTGCTCGGTAGATTCCCTGCCGATCCATTCATCATACACTCTCTTAGTAACACCGAGGTTAGTCATACCACCTGGGTCACTAGGATGATTAACGTATCCACCTTCATGGTGTAATAACATCTCTAGACATTTATCAAAATTGTTTTTCATTATTTCTTCCCGAAGTATTTACTTACACCACGCATACCAATGCTGGCACTTACAATTCCACCTAGTGAGTACTGATACCAATCAGGCATAACCTCTAAAGCAGTAAAACCTGCTTGTACTATCTGATTACCCCAATCACCACAGAAGGCTAGGATCAATGGTATTGAGAATAATAAAGTAATCCATTCGTCTTTCCACGAGTTCTCTGTAGCCTTCATAGCTGCTAGATCCCAATCAAGTTCTCCAGTAGCTATCTTCATTTTTGTTTCAGCTTCAGCCTTCTTCACGGCTGTCTTGCCTTCGATCATTGTACCAGCTAGATTAGCTACTTGACCGATTAAGTTTAATCCAAGCATTATCCGTTGTTACCTTTCACTTCTTTCTTGCTCATGTTAGTGACTCCAAAGAATACACCAACTATACCAGCAACTGATAGGAAATAAATAGAAGCCATAGAACCTATGATATCAGCTGCTTTATCTGCACCGATCATAGAACACAATAGAACAAGGAATGGATATGCTAGCATTCCTGCTAAACAAAACCATGCCATTCTTCTTTGAGCATCACGTTGTGCATCTTCATCATCTAATCGTCTACGTCGATCTTCTAATGCTAATGCATCCCATTCAGTCTTATCAATAGATCCACTGTTGTCTACATCTACTTCTTCAAAACTTGTCATTGTTCCCAGTCTCTCTTACGCTTAGGATCTAGTACGTCTCTAGCTAATAGCTTACCTTCGAGGTACATACATCTTTCTATTCTGTCTAAGGTTTCCCAAGTACCTGAATGTTGATAGTATGCTTCTCTAATGTAGAATACGTCTGATCTAGGTATATGAACCCTACGGAGTTTACCTTCGTTCTGATCAGCAAGTGCCTTATAGAACTCTTCAAGTACCCTCTCACTGGAATACATTTTAGGTTTGGACATGACTAGTTATACCTTTTAGAAACTCCGTGTCAACAACTAAAGTTGGGACGACAGAATTATCTCCATCTACTAAGAATCCTTATCGTTACTAGTATAGAGTAAGTATTGCTTATCGTTACTAGTAAGAGGGGTACTTTAAGTATACTTTAAGTATTTACTTATATTATTATTATTAGTAGATGATAATACTTATAGTTACTTTAAGTAACCTAAAGTATACTTTAAGTATATTATATCACATTATAAAACTAAGTCAATAGACAAATTGTAGCAGCTTAGATATTTCTTGTCGTAGATACTTAAAGTTACTCAAAGAATTCTTAACGGCGGCGGACTAACTACTATTAGTCTCTGAGAAGCTTAATAAGCCTCACTGAGGAGTTACATACTGTCGTCAGGTTAAGATATACCCGGGGAGTACTTAAAGGCTCTCTATGGGGCTGTATAATGTATTAACATAATATTCAATATAATGGTCTATCATTATCACCAATATCAATATAATAATAAAAGGATAAGGTATACCTCTAGTTTTAGGATAATGTTATAATATAACGTATTTACATAATGTAGTTAACAGCTTTAAAAATACCCCCCGCTGTCATTGTGTGTATATACGTACGTACACCCCCCGTCTGCCCCATGTCCCCCCTCTTTTGTTCTCCTTACGTTCTTATCAAGTAAATTATTATGCTTATCTCTATGCTAACCTATTGATTTTATTATATTATTTATACAATTAAGAATTATTTAAATGAGATATATTATGAAAAATGTTATGTTATACTATAACAGTCTCTCAACAGTAATTTAGAAGTACAACACTATACCATCTATTTAGTTCAATATTAAACCATATCCCCTAGTAAATCATAATAATAGTTTAATGCTAAACCATAAAGTAGTTCAACATTAAACTAAATTTTATTTCCAGTTCATAATGATATTATAATAAAATAATATTAAATTTCTTTTCCTTTGTTTTCAATAACTTACAAGAAATTTTATAAAAATATTACAAAATGCATAAATTTCTTGTTGTTTTATTCAATTATATCATTATATTCAAATTTAGAAATTGATTATAAGTATTTTCGGAGTGAGATTATATTTTAGATTTTAGTAGTTTTTAACTATGTGCTATTTTACATTTACCTAATCCAATAGGTTTTTATTAAAGCTTCAGGGTTTTAATTTTGGAAAGGTTGCAGATGCTTACGGCAAATATGTCCAGTAATGGATTAAGGGAACATTTATTTAAATGTTAACACTTAGAAGCCTAACTAGGAAAGCATCCTATAGATAAACTAATTGCCTAGGCTACTCAGTTTTTTTAATCTGACAAATTAAAAGACTTGGTATGATCCGAATAGAGAGAAAGCATTAAACGTACCTATATATAATAGGGGTCTTTAATGTTAGTAAAAGTAAAAGGGATATTCCTACGGGAAAAGAACTAAACATCTATAAAATATTGCGGTATGTAAACGACAGTTTATTATTAAGATAGTTTATTAATAAAATTTCAATTGGTTTTGCTAATTGGTTTTATTAGATGGTGTTTATTATTATTATTAAAAATTTATTAAGCGGTTTTAATCACGCCGCTTAATTGGTGTTTAATGATAACATTAAGCAAAATGAAATAATATAAAAAGGAAAGAAAATATTATGACAAATACAGTAACAAAAATTGAAGCAAATTTTGGTCGTTCACTTGGTAATGGTGCTAATATGGGTAAATATACACTTGAAGCATTTCAAACAGTATTAGAACAAAGAGATACAACTATCTTAATAGGTCTAATTAACCAAGCTAAAAAGCGTGATGATACACTTGCAGAACGTGCAATAAAATCCATGATCAATATAGTTTATGAAGGTGCAA